CTATTGTTTCTGTTCCAGCAAATCCTGCGGCTGTTGTTGCAGAACTATCAGATAAATGCAGAATCCAAGATTGAGTGGTGTTAAAAGTAGGAAAAGTTGAAGTAAACCTTCTCCAGCCAGACCCTACATCCTCTACATTCTGAGTTGCAAAAGCACTTGTAGAATTAGTCCCACCAGTTTTACCAGTAGTTAAAGCACCTGTTGCTGTATTAATACAAGCACCTACACCCGGGCCACCTGAACCATTATTTGATCTGATGTGAAGAAAAGGTACTGTAGTATTTGCTTTGTAATAAAAAGAAATAGAACATGTAACACCAGTTCCACCAGCAATTCCTGTTTTGTATATTCTATTACCATTACCACCAGTGCTGGTTGATGTTGTTATTGTTGTTGCATCTGATGCACCAGTTAAAACCCATGTTGTTGCAGACCTGCTTCCAGATTGGAAAGTCCACCCAGTTGATTCCATTGAAGAGTAAGTCAGTATGTTAGTCCTAGCTTCACTTTCATGGAGTATGCCTTCGTTTACCCAAGCTGACCCATTATAGATGTAATGGTCTGTTCTTGGTACGTTGTTTCCTACAGTAATAAGAGTACCAGAACTGTTTGTCATTGTGGCTGATGATGCACGAGTTTGAGTTACACTACCAGACAGAGTGCTATCTGTACCGCCTGTCCTGTAGTAGTTCTGTTTGAAGTCAAACACTAAGGATGGGTCAAAGTTGTTTACTGCGTATGCTGATAGAGATGACAATGAAAAAGTTAAAGTACCATTACGTAAGTCTCTCATAGCCTCATAGAAGCTACCGTACTCTTCAGTCAGGTACTTGTGTATCCTATCATTCAATGAGCCTGTGTAACCTAAGTCACCCAGAGCCTTGTAATGCATATCGTTAATAGAACCAGTATAACCTTGGCTCCTGAAGTACTGAAAGTCTTCATCTGCTGTAGGGAAAAATAACAATGTGTGGGGGTATCCTCTTTTTAAATCTACAAAGAGAGAAAGGTCATAGGGCTTACTAGAAGGAGTAAACTGTAAGCTAGACGGGAATCATCTCTTTATTACTTTAGTTGGCTCTTGTTAAGCCTAGTCGTTTAGCATCATCAGATAGTAATGACAAAGCTTCTTTATTCATGTCTTCTTCTTCTTTAGCCTTGAGTTTCTTCTTGGCTACTGTAGCTGCTTCTTTATCTAACCAACCCTTATCTAGTAATAGCTTGGCTGCACTAAAGGAACTTCTACCCTTTGTCTTCATCTCTTCAGCTATAGCCTTGATAGCTTCTGACTTGACCTTAACCTCTACTTCTTTTCTCCACCTTGCTATGTGGGTCTTAACGCCTGATGCATTGGACACGTTCATCCATATATCCCAGGAACCAAAGACTGTCTGAGCAAACTCATATTCTGTTGGGTCAGCTGGAGCCATCTGTAAGTATAGCTTCTGTAATGACAAGTACATCTTGCCGTGAGCCTCTAGGTCTCTATCTTTGAGAGTAAACACAGCATCTTCTGTATCTGAGTAACATAACTCATAGAATAAGCTTTTAGTCTTTGTCTTACCGTTAGAGCCTTTGAAGTTTTCGTACTGGAACATCATGATGGTTTACTATATCTTTCTTTTATCTTTTAGGCTAATTCACGTAGTATACCATGGGTGTGATATATATGTCAACACTTAAATTATTTATTTATGGTATTTCTTAAATATTGCTTAAAGGTATTGACACAAGTGCAAATAGTGTGTATAATTTCATTACTAGCCGCCAGGCGGTATAAGTATATATACTATAGCTATACCAAGGTATAATCCATTACTCTAATGTTTATCTAAGCTTGGTAGTCTACGCAAGGTACTTACGGTAGAGCTTAGGGACACGTCCAGATTCTACTGTAGGCACCACCACCCATACAGATATTACATGCAGCCCACCATTGGTTAACTCCTTTGGTGGGTTTCTTTTTGCATGCCTAAGAAAATCCTTAGAAAATGTTTTGGTGCAATGTACATATAGAAGGATACCCCCAAGCCCCCTTGGTCAATACCCTAGTGTTGCACAAATGTTACACCCCAGGTAGTTGCAAAAGTATCACACTGTGGTAAATCCATCGCAGTGTTGTAGGAATGACACAGGGGTGCTTAAAGATTGTCAGGGCAATAAACCTAAGCAATCACCAGTTGATTTAACCCACTGTAATTCATGACAAATCCAAGGATGATCCAAACAGATTGACACAATGAGACACGTTCGTTTTATCCATGCATTATATAGTATGAATATTATTATCATTTATTTTATTTTATGGGTTGACATATTGAAAACCTTACATCTATATTTGTGTCATTACTTAAACAGAAAGAGAAATAAAATGAAACTTACAGTAAAACAAACAATTGCTAACATGATGACTGAAAACACTGGCTCTCATATGTTAGATAGTGGGGGTTCAAATGGTCGCAATTGGCAACGAAATCAAGGTAAAACTGTAGAATACTTTCAAAGCTTACCGAGTGCTACCGCTGAAATATACTATAATGATCATTGGGGTAGTTATGAAATTAATCCATGTGTAAATATATTTCATTTACTTACATCAGGTGTTATAGAGCTTGATAATTTGTGCCATGAATTTAATTCAATTGAAGTAGGCGAATGGTCCGATGTTTATAATGGTGTTTGTTGGGGTGGTGTAGGTTTTCTCAATAAGCATGATTTTAATAATATGGATGAGGGCTTTAATACTTATAACTGGGCTTCAATTCATAGTCAGGTTCTACAGGGTGAGTTATTAGAACGTGATGACGAGACATATCTACTATTGCAAATTCATGGCGGGGCTGATGTTAGGGGCGGTTACACTAACGCAAAGTTATTCAAGTTAGATTGTCATGCTGAGTTTTGGAATGTTGTAACTGAAAGCTGTGGGTTTGGTATTGAATTAAAAGATAAGGATAGTGAAACAAAAGATATGTTTACTGGCCTAACTCAAGATAATTATATCAGTCTAAATTACCAAGGTGATGGCCAATGGATTAATTCGGAAGGCGGTTGTGCTATTGATGATGACATTAAAGCCCTTGCCCTTGCTTTTGGATGCAATGCTGATAACCCTAGCATCACGATTGAAGGTGATGCATATTTAGATTATTAATATTATTGGTGTCATTCACTAACGAGTGACACTAGATAATACTAAACCAAAACAGAAAGAGAAATAAAATGGATAGTGAAAGACACTGGAGTAAATTCAAAAGGCAATGGATTGAGGACGCAATGCGTTGGGGTCATATGACTAAGGCGGAAGCTTTAGATTATTGGGATAAACAAGAATATAGAGGTAAATAAAATGAATAATGAAATACAAACATATAAAAAATCATATGCTATACAAGCTTATAGAGAAGGTTATGAAGTATATGCTACCCAAATTTTAAGAACATCAGACAAAGCTGAAGACTGTAGGCTATGGAATGTTGACGATATACTCAATGTGGATAAAGCTTTATTTATTATTAAAGAGGTAGAACTAAAATGAATGTATTAAGTTTATTTGATGGTATGTCAGGCACGCAACTAGCCCTTAAATCGTTAGGCGTTAGGCCAGAAAAATATTATGCTGCTGAGTGGGACAAGTATGCATCAATAATTACTCAAAAGAATTTCCCTGACACAATACCACTAGGCGACGTTACTAAGTGGAGAGAGTGGGACGTTGATTGGTCAACTATAGATTTAATTGTGGCGGGCTTCCCTTGTCAGTCCTGGTCAATGGCAGGGGCTAGGCTAGGTGACAGAGACAATAGAGGTCAACTGTTTTGGGTAACCTTGGATATTATACAGCATGTACTAGAAGCAAATCCAAATGCAAAATTCCTTATGGAAAATGTAAAGATGAAAGCTGACTTCGAGCAGTACATCACGCACCATACTGAACAGGCGTTAGGCGTAGTCAATAAGCATCTAATCAATAGTGCATTGGTGTCAGCACAAAATAGGCAGAGGTATTATTGGACTAACATTGAAGGCATTGAGCAACCTAAAGATAAAGGCGTAGTCCTTAAAGATATCTTGGAAAATGGTGTAACAGATAGAGAAAAATCTCACTGTATTGATGCAAACTATTTTAAAGGTGGTAACTTAAAGAGTTACTTTGAAAAGCATAGGCGACAACTAGTATTTAGCCCTAATGGTTTGTGTCACGTCGGAGATGCTGACTTGAACGGCAACCAGTCTATCAAAAGAGTTTACCATCCAGAAGGTAAAGCACCAACCCTAACGACGATGGGTGGTGGTCATAGAGAACCTAAAGTATTGGTTAAAGGTGGGCGTATGGTTGGACGTAGGCTAGACGAAAATGGTACTCGTAAAGATCATGATAAATCCATACCATTAAAGCAAAGGATTGAGGTTAGAGAAGATGATAAGACTAACTGTCTAACCACAGTAACTAAGGATAGCATACTAGTTGAAGATATGACATGGCGTAAGCTAACACCAATAGAATGCGAACGTCTTCAGACAGTGCCAGATGGATACACTGAAGGCGTTAGCAATACCCAAAGGTACAAGATGCTAGGCAACGGCTTCACTGTCGATGTGATAGCCCACATTCTAAGCTATATGGAGCAAGTAAAATGAATAAATCTTTAAGCTATTGCCCTGAGTGTTTAGTCAAATCCTATAGGCGTAAGCTAAAAGTAATTGACACAAGAGAATATTTTAAGGTAGGCTACCCATCATTTAAACGCCGTAAGAAATGTTTGACGTGTGGATACAGAGTTAATACAGTGGAAATGTATTTAGAGAAGGGAAAATGAAATGAATACATACAAAGTAAATACAATAAGCAATAAGACTGGGGCTGTAGTATGTTATGAGACAACAGATACAAAGGCGGAAGCCTTACAAGTTGTCAAAAGGTATGAGGCAATCAAAGGAATAACAAATCAAATCCAGGAGGTAAGCAAATGATGGACGTTGAAGATAGGCTACGGCTTGCACATGAACTGGTATGCAAGCAAGAGAACAAAAGAATGCGTGAAGTATTCAACATAAGAACCTACAAAGAGGGTGACCAATGGACAGCCCAAAGGAATAGACAGGAGACAGGTGCAAAAGGCGGTAGGAATAACAAACTTAAAAGACTATGGGTCAAAGAGAGGAATACAAAATGAGCAAGTACTTTAATACAACAGAACATAAACTGAAAGAACAACGAAAGGATAGGCTTATGACAGCATTGGTATACCTAACACTAGCATTCGCAGCCATTGGTGTCATGTACACGTTTAGCCTGGCATTAACTCTAGTATGGGGGTGGGTGTTATGAACCATACACTTAAACTTGAAGGAAGTTACACGGCCTTTGCCCATGCATACGTTGAGTTACCCAAAGGGATGACAGATAAGGATGTAACCCACGTATATGACAAGTGGGGTACACTTTACGTTGAACTGAGTGATGGTAGTGTACTGGAACAACTAATAAATATAGATATGTTTGATACTAAAAGGTTAGACTACTGTAATCTATATTCAGATAGTATGGAGCTGTTAGATGTCTAAAGATACACCATTACATAAATACCATGATGATTTAATCAAAGAAATAGATGATGCTGTATGGTTGGATAAGATGCCTACAGTAGATGATATAGAAGAAGACTATAGTTATCTTAAAGAATTAACCTATAGAACCCTTGTCAGGGACAAGCCCTAGGGTATCAACATTTTTACATCTGTCAAGAGTAGGGAATAAAATAAATGGAATACAGAACATACATAATGAGAGGCACTAAAGAACTAGAGGTGTTCGGTGAGGTTTGGCAGGATGGTATAGGCTATTGGGAAGAACACCAGTTCGTAGTTGAAAGAGTGCCTGAGTTTGCTATCACTGAGGCATACAATAATGATAGTCGAAAGGCGGTGGACTTAAAGTCATTGACATCTAAGGAGATACTGTGCATTTTAGACATGTTTACACAAGATTATTGGGATCAGATATTATGAGCAATTGGTTAAGCCACAAAGAATGTCCATACGAAGACTGTGGCAGCACCGATGCCTTCAGCTACAACCTAGAGAGTTGTTCAGGTAGGTGTCATAGCTGCGAGAGGGTGTACCCTAGAACAAAGGACACAAAGTTTGAGTGGGCATCAGAAACATACCCTGTCATGGGGCAAGAACAAGAGAAAGACGATTGGGATATGAACCAACAACAAACAAACATTAAGCCAGTGCCTACCGAGGTACTGACACCTGTCTATAGGACTGTTAGGTCTATCAATGATCAGACAATGAGACACTATGGTGTCAAGACATATGTAGATAGCAATGGCAAAGAGGTTAAGCAGGAATACCCTTACCCATCAGGCGGTATCAAGACTAGGTTTTTCCCTAAAGAGTTTAGAGCTACCAACCTAAAGTCAGATGAACTATTCGGTATGAACCTATGGAATGCAGGTTCAGGTAAGATCGTAACTGTAACAGAGGGTGAGCTAGACGCCATGTCAGCATACCAAATGTGTAACTCAGAGAAATATTCATCAGCATTTGTGTCACTACCATCAGCTACCCCAAGTAATAAGCTATGGACTAAGACAGCCGATTGGTTAGGGTCATTCAATAAGATCATACTGTCGATAGAACATGATGAACAAGGCAATGCTGTAGCTCAACGCATAGCTAACCTATACCCTAATAAAGTTTACAGGGTGCAGCATGACAAATACAAGGATGCTAATGAGTTCCTTGAGGCAGGGGCAAGAAAAGAATTTTACAATGCATGGTTTAATGCTAAGAAGTACACACCTGAAAACATAATCAATACATCGGATCAGTTCTTAAAGATGTACAACACGAGTGAGAGCCATGTGTATGTAGAGACAGGCGTCCAGGAGTTCGAC